AGATGAACGTCTGCATGTCCAGGCGCTGCTGCACCATCTCCACGGCCTTGCCGCTGACGTTGGCGACGATCTTGTCGCCCTGCTCCTGGTTGCCCAGAACGTCGCGGATGTCCTGCTCGCTGATCTGCAGCAGGGCGGCCATGGCCGGGGGAATCTGCGGGCTCTTGGTGTAACCGACAGGGCCTGCGGCCTGCTGGCTCCCGTCCGCGCCCGTGATCGGGTTCACCAGCAGGTACGGGTAAGGCTTGAGATTGTCTTGAGACCACATGACCTGATGGCCGGCGACCTGCTCGGGCACCAGGATCGGCTTTTCGACGCTGGACATCGCGGCAATCTCGGCCAGCTTGCTGCGCTGCATGTTCGCCAGGCGCTGCGCGTCTTTCGCCAGCCTGACATGGCCGGCGCACCGCTCGATGTTGTCGCAGAACCAGCGGCGGCCGTAGGTCGGAACGATGGGGATGTGTTTGCCGGCAATGTACCCGGCTTCTTCCAGCACCTTGGCGCCGCTCAGGATGTACTTGCGCACCCGCTGGCGCTTGATGCGTTTCTGGCGCACCTCGACGCTGCCGATGGCCTCAAGCTGGGCCAGCATATCGTCGTCCAGTTCGCTGTCGCGGTAACGCTCCTCCTCCCCATCCAGGCTCTGGAAGATGCGAACCGTCTCCGACACCATCTCGACCCGGTAGTACTCGGCCACATAGACCACATCGGGCGTGGACCAGTCGAACTCGTACTGGTGGACTTCCTTTGGCCAGGATGCCGGGTCGTCGTTGTACGCCTCGCGGTACGCATCAGGCGTCATACTGGTCAGCACGAAGCACCGCTTGGCATCTGCCTTGTCCTGGCGCTTGGCCTGCAGGTCGAAGAACACCGAGGAATCGGCGTCGAAGATCGGCTCTATCTTGATGCGCTGGCGCTCGTCCTCGTCGTCTTCCTCGTTCTCGTAGACCGTGCGCAGGCGGTAGGCTCCAAAGCCGCCGCCCACGGCCTCCTGGAATGCGTTGTCATACGCCTCATTGGCGCCGCTGTCTTGCTCGTCTGCGCGGTACAGGTCGTCGCAGGTTTCGGCCAGCGGGTCGTATTCCTTGCCCTCTTTTGACACGAAGTCCACCGTCACGCGGTTGGCGCGGTACTCGGAGAAGATCCGCTGCACCGCAAGGGCGATCTTGTTGACCTCCATCTTCGGCTTGTTCTCGAACTGCGCACCCAGCGGGCCTTCCCACTGCGCCCCGGCGATGCTGTAGAACCGCCGATCCTGCAAGCACTGCAAGCGCTCGTCGCGCAGCGCGCCCTGGATGTTGTCGAACTCGCGCATGGCCTCCGCATGAACGCGAACCAGTCGCTGTTCGGTCGATTCTCTGGCCATCAGGGACTCCGGGGATTGCGCATCGGGCGCGATTATGCTACGCGAGCGGGTGAAAGTCTATCGCCACCTGTGCGCAGTCGGAACTACCAGCCCGGCAATGTCGATTTTCTTGGTCGTCGCGCCAGTGATTGCGGGGAACAACGCGGCCAAGCCCCAGATCAGCGCGTCGGCTCGGTTCGGGCTTCGGCTTCCGGTGTAGCCGGTCGTGGAGAACCCGCTCAGTTCGTCCTCCAGCTCGGGGAACATGCCCACATGCCGGACCTTGCCCTGCTCATACAGCGACGAGAACGGCTCGGCTCGCACCACCTTACCCCGGCTTGCCGTCACCGGGCGGAACGGCGTGCGCGGGCGCGCTGTCTCAATGACCTGGCGCACCATTGCGCCGCCGTAGTTCACCTCAGCCACCACGCAGTCGGCGCTGTGCCGGTCGAATGCCTCTGCGGCCACGCGGCCCCATGTGGCAGGGCCTGCCTTGACTGTCAGATCCTCCAGCAGGTAGCACGCGCCATCCGTGGCCAGGCCGACCACCACGATGCCGATGGCGTCATTGTCCGCGCTGGCTTCGTCGTCCGCGCCGCTCGGGTCCACGGCGACCACCACGCGCACCAGTTGCGGCACAGCGCCGTCCAGCACGCGCCATCGGTCGATATGCTCCTCCGGAAACAGGGCGTTCGGGTTCGCATCGGCAAACCGGCCCTCGAGGAATCGCGCCCGCATCCTGGCCGGCAGTGATTCGAGCATCCGCAGGTATTCCGGGCTCAGGTTCGCGGCGTTGTCGGTCGGGTTGATCGAGAACGCAGCGTAGTCCTCCGGCCGCGGCAGCCCGAGCCGGGTGTCAGGGTCGCGCTTCTCGACGAACTTGCGATAGGTCCAATGCGTCTTGCTGGGCGGGTTGCAGTCATAGTAGGCCCGCAGGCGCAACGGTGCCGGCGCTCTGCCCTCGATCTGCTGCTCGGCCTTCTGCGCCAGGCGCGTCAGGGCGGTGTCAACGGAGCCCAGCGGGATCTGCGAGCACTCGTTGAAGTACAGCGTGGCGAACTCCTGGCCCAGGATCTTTTCGGTCCTGTCCTTGTCGTCCAGGCCAGCAAACCAGATCTGCGAGCCACCTGGGAAGCTGACGTAACCGTCCTGCTGGTGCATGTCCCATCCGACCCCGGGGAACGCTGCGCGCATGACCTTGGGGAACGTGTCCAGCACGACGCTGGCTTTCAGGTGGTTGTACCTGAACCGGAAGATCGCGTGCCGGCTGTTCGGGGCCTTCAGCGCCCGAAAGACCACGTTTCGCGTGAGCAGGAACGTCTTCCCGCTGCGCGAGCCACCGAACAGCATCAGGTGCGTGGCGTCGCCGCTCAGGACTTGCTGAGCGGACTTCTGGCGGTCGGTTAGCTGGTGGAATGCTGCCATCGTGGGTTAAGGAAATTCAGCCACGGGCCGCTTGTAGGGCATCGCGTGCCCTCCAACCAAGACGCCAGGACCAAGTTGCGGTTGCGTCGTCAGCCTCGGCGCCTCGTCTAGCTTAAGCGCCAGCTCCACTCCTGGGGTGTAAGCCATCGGGTAGTTCTGGCGGATAAACAGCACCAGAGCGTATTCGGTAAGGCTCGAAACCGTGCGCCCGGTCAGCGAGGCCACCTTCTCTGCGGCCTCTAGGTTCTCCGGGCTAAAGCGAATCGTTGCAATGCGTGAGCGTGTGGTCTTTTTTGCCATATCAAACCTTCATCAATCACAGCTTCTCGTCGTCTGACTGCGCAACGAGTTTCACCGCGCCGCCGTCATGGCCGGCCAGCTTAATCATGTCGCCGTATTTCTTTGGGGCGAGTTTCGATAACAGCCACTTGCGAGTATCTACCTGCAGTTTGTGTTTCTGGATCGCGGCCCAGTCCTTTTTGCCATCGACAGTTTCAGGGTCTTGGTCTGATATTTCCATCAGGTCGTTGGCGATGCGCTCGACGAAGTTTTCACGCGCCTGCGCGTAGCTCTCAGCCAGCGCGCTGTCCTGACTCAGCCACAGCATGAACGTGCTGTTCTTGACGCCGGCCTTCTCGCATGCCTTCCAGCAGCTCATGCCGGACTCCATGTTCGCCAGGACGGCATCGGCCAGCTTCGCCCGCTCAGGGCTTCCGGGTTTGGTCGGTTTGTTCGCCATCATTCCATCCTTTCACTAAGTGAGTGACCACTGAGGGACGCAGGGGCGCCAGGGACGCCGGTTTCCATATAGGCTACGTGATTACGCGCTATCGCGCTCCTTTGCGGGCAGTTGCCACTTTCCCCTTATTCTCTCTCTTTACTCTTATAAGTGTCCCTAGTGTCCCTACTGTCCTTTTCCATTGTGAATCAACAACTTAGCGAAGGACACCTCAGGGACACTAGGGGCGGTTTCGGTTGCCCCACACTTCCGGGGCCAGCAAAGCGCGCGCGCCGTTGGTCTTTCGGCTCATGCCGCCGTTGCGCTGCCGGATCAGGTGCGCCGCTCTAGTGGCCTCTCCTTGAGTGCAGGTGTCCCTGCCAAGCTCTGCCAAGACCTCAGTTGCGGACCTCCAGCGCCATGCGGCAGGCGGCTCGCTCCACCGCAGGCCGGATGCAATGATCTCTTCAATGGGGTCGATCACCTCGTAGGTCTTGTTGTGCTCCTCCAGAGCTTCGTGCTCTTCGCCGTGCAGTGTCCAGCCTTCGCCGGCGCGGTACATCGTCAGCACCTCAGCCCACAGTTGCTGCATGTCGATCCCGTGGTCATAGTCGATAGACTTGCACTCGATAACCCAAAATCTGCGGTTTCCGGTCTGGTCGTGCAGAAACTCCTTCGGGTTGACGCTGGCGAAAAATACCGTGCGCCTTGCAAACTCCGACTCCTTGCGGGCGTATGCCCTGCGCAGAATATCCTTGTCCCGCGTCAGGAACGCCTTGAGCTGGGCAATATCTGACTTGCGGAATGTCGCGTCCAGTTCACCGAGTTCGACCAGCCAGTGGCTGACAACCTGTTTCACGCTGTCGCGGTCGTCTGGCCGCAGCATCATGCCATCCTGCACCACGCCGAGTTCCTTAGGCACCAGGCGCTTGAACCATGCCGTCTTGCCCATGTACTGCGCGCCCTGAAAGACCAGCACGCCGTGGGCCGATACGCCTGTCGGGTTGAACGCTGCGGCCACGGCAGAGATGAGCCAGCGTCGCATGATGGTGTTTTTCAGGTCTTCGTCGCCGTGTGACGCCACGGTATCGTAGAGGTCTTGCAGGCGGCTCTGGCCGTCCCACGGCTTGCTCTCGATCCAGTTTGCTACCGGGTTGTGCAGGTTGCGGTCGGCCATGTAGGTAATGTAGTCGCCCACCTTGCCAGTCGGCATGCGCAGGCGCTCGCACCAGGACATGAGCCACGCAATGCTGGCGTTGCCTCTGTTGTCCAGGCTGAACGACTGTTCAGGAATCATGATCTCCTCTTCCTTGGAGATGACGTTGTACCTGACAGTGACGCCCAGGCGACGGCATATCTCGGCCAGGTTCTCAATGGTGGAGAGAGCGCGGCCCCGGTATTCGTCCGGCAGTGGCGCACTGATGTCCGTGATCTCCCCGGTGTCGGCGTCGATGACCTCAGACCGCTGCCCTGCTGGCGTCACCTGGACCCGCTGCGCGACGGCGCCCGCAGGTATCGTCGGCCTGCGCGGCTCTGGCTTCATTCCCAGCGCCTCGGCGGCGGCTTTGACGGCCCTGCGGATGTCGCCTCCGTGCTCGTAGAACCGGAACAGGTCGAACGAGCTGACAAGCTGGCCGCTCTCGTCGCTGCACAGCGGGTCTGATGCGTGGTGAATCCACGCCTTGCCATCGAACAGGATCACGCCCGCCAGGCCGGTGCCAGAGTGCGGTGAAAGCCACCGCTTGCCATGCTGCTTGTAGCCGTACTGCGTCAGGGCCGCCTCGATGCTGTGCGCCCGCTCGTAGGCGTCGATCACGCTCGGGCTTGTGCTATCGTTTGCGGGCCGTGCGAGGGCTTTTGCAGGCTTCGGTGTCGGCCGTTGCGGCGCCCACGGGCACAGGCCCTGCAATTGCGGCTTGAGCGCGGCCCAGTTCTGCCACAGCGCCAGAAGCCACGCAGGCGGCTCCGGTATCGTGCCGTTCGGCTTCGTCAGCCAGACATAGGGTTTACCCGTGTCCGGGTGAATGCTCGGCGGCAGGACGTCCTGGCGTTGCTGGTCGGTCGCGCTGCGAATCTCGAAGACCGTGAACCGCTTTCCAGCGTCATCCTGGCGCGGCCATGTCAGCGAGTGATACGGCAGTTCCAGGCCGTCCGGCACGCGGAACATGATGCGAAACCCTGGCGCTCGCCCCTGGATTGTCGGCGCGCTTTGTGCCAGTGCGTCGATGTCCCATCCAAACTCGGCGCAGATGGTACGCATCGCGTCCAGATCGTCGATGTCCAAACTGCACAGCCTGGACGGCCCGAGGGCCACGCCGATGTTCGCGCTCGGCCTTCGTTCGTAGTAGCTGCGCGCCTGCTCAGGGTCTGTGATGCACTCGTTGCCCCAGTTGTCTGACAGTGGCCGCTTTGCGCCTGGCGGCAGTGGCACCAGGGAAAACCCGTACTTGCGGCAGTAGGTGGCTGCGAAGTCTGCGATTGTCGCGGCCATCAGAACAGGCCCTCCTGCCGCACCGCGTGCTCTGAGTCGATCCACTCGTGGATGACTTGCCCGGCGGGGACCTCTTCAAGCCTGATCCATGGCCGCATGGCGTGCAGAGGGGACAGAACCACATCAAGGCAGTCCATGCACTGGATGCAGATATGGACTGTGCCATTGGCGAAGACGCGCCGGGTGTAACGGCGCTCGCCGTCGTGCGAGCAGATGCTCATGGTGAACTCCTAGAGCCAGCCAGACGTATCCGGGTGGCGCAGGTTGATGGGAAAGTCCAGTATAGACCCGCAGCGCGGGCCAAAGTCAAGCCTCAGAACGCCAGGTCGTCATCCATGTCGTCAAAGTTCGTCTTCGGCTTC